GCGAGATTGGGTTGTATCTTGTGCAAAAGACAAGGCAATGAGGGAACACCGTGCGAAATTCATCACATTAGACGAAGTGGCATACGAAGCAGCTCGCCTGTTATCGGTCTCTGTCCCTATCACCATCGAGGAGCAAATACCAGTATTCACGGAATGGGTCGAAAGCGCTTTGAAAGGGAATACGGAGTTACAGAAGAACAACTACTCGAACAAACATTGGCGTTAATATGTTAGTCCTAAACCTACCTTTACCACCGTCAGTAAACACATATTGGCGAGCCAATGGCAAAAGACGATTTATTTCTAAAGAAGGTATGTTTTTTAGGGAAAATGTACTGGTTTACTGTATTGAAAATAAGGTGTCTAGTTTTGGTGATAAACGCTTACAGTTTCAAGTTACCCTATACCCTAGGGATAAGCGTATTCAAGACATAGATAATCGAATTAAAGCACTTTTTGATGCATTAGAGGGTTTGGCTTATGACTCGGACAGCCAAATTGATGTATTGATTGTGCAAAGAGGTGAAATCAAAAAAGGCGGTGGGTGTCTTGTAATGATTGAAGTATTGGAAGATAATAAGTGAAAGCGTGAGGCTTTTAGCCCCCCTAAAAAGGGGCTTTTTTCAAAGGTAAATATGCAATTAATAGGTTTATCTGCTCTTGAGTACGATGAACAGTACTATGCAGAACACAAGGATGCAAACCTAGACTACCTTGGACATGGATACTGGCAAGAAGAATATGCCAAGATGGTGTCTAAGGGTTTACCCCAAGGTTCTACTGTATTTGATGGTGGATGTGCTTGCGGTTCAATTCTCAATGGATTCAAGAAGTTAGGGTACAAAACCATAGGCATGGACTTATCTGCCTACATGGTTGAACTAGGTACAGAGCACTTTGACAACGATGAATTAATCTGCGGTTCACTTACCAAAATCCCATTATCAGACAACTCAGTAGATTTAGTCCATTCTGCACAGGTCTTGGAACATATACCCCAAGAGTTGATGGATGACATTGTTAGTGAGTTTGAACGCATCCTCAAACCAGGCGGCAGAATGTTCCTATGTCTAGATGCAATCAGAGACGGGGAAACCAAGGAAATGTATATGGGTGACCCAACCCATGTAAACATCCAACCTATTGAATACTGGGCTAAATTAGTTAAAAAAGGTAATTTACTATTTGATGTACAAAGGTATAATGATTTTGTACGCTCAGAGTACCGACCCACAGAAGGGGACAACTCCAACTTCTTTCAGGCATACCCTTATTGGAGCGTGTTTACTTTAATCAAGGAATAACCATGCCACTCGACAAATCAGGTTCAGTCCAATCTGTAGGTAAGAACATCAAAGCCGAAATGAAGGCCGGAAAACCTAAAAAACAGGCAGTCGCCATTGCTCTCAATGTAGAACGGGACAATGCCAAAGGTAAACGCAAGGCCAAGCTGGAAGAAGCCTATGGTCGTTTCTTAGGAAAGCGTGATGAGTCGTAAAGACCAAATCCGTGCCGCAGTAGAAAAGCACGACAAACCCATACCCAAGACAACAACGGGTAAGGACAAGAATTACCTGCCAACTGAACAGGGTGCAGGGATGACTGCAAAAGGTAGGGCGGCTTATAACCGCAAAAACAACAGTAACTTACAAGCACCACAGTCAAGTGGGCCAAGACACGATAGTTTTTGTGCAAGGTCAGCAGGTTGGACTGGGGAACGGGGTAAAGCAGCAAGAGCAAGGTGGAAATGCTAATGAAAGACGGACTATACGCTAATATTCACCGAAAAAGGGCTAGAATAGCCGCTGGTTCAGGTGAAAAGATGAAGAAGCCTGGTAGTGAGGGCGCCCCAACGGCTAAAGACTTTAAAGAGTCAGCCAAAACTGCGAAACCGACCAGAAAAGAGATGATTGCATCCAAGATGAAGGATATGTAATGTTCACTAAAGAAAAGATTAAACCTGAAAACTCTCTTAAACAGCCACATAAAGAGACAACCTTAGAGAAACAGGTAAAAGAACGGAATAAACCAAAGCCCCAAGAGTTAGCAGTAGGGGGTAAGGGTGACATTCTTAACAGAAAGACTAATGAACGCATGAAGCGTAAGGCTGCATTATTGAGCGCAATGAACAAGATACACGACCCTGACATTGCATAAATCATGGCTACACTTGCTGAACTCTTGCGCCAAGGTGCAGATAAATTAGTTAATCTACCGTCAGAAGCACAACGGTTTATTACTAATCCGCAAGCATTTACCCAGTTATTGACTGGTAAAAACCCATTGCCAAGGGAAACAGGCTTTGCTGCAGGTGCGACTGGACTACCAGCTCAAGAGATGAGCGTGTTAGACCCCAACCAAGCACCCTATATGCAAGGCTACTTACAAGGCGAACCCATCGGTTATGCAGGTATGGCAACCCCTTTTGCTGCCCCAGCCGCAGTAGCTACAGCTAAAGCGTTAGCCCCAAAAGCAGGGATGATGGCTGAGAACTACATGGTTAAGCAAGGCATGATTCAACCATTAACCGTTTATCACGGTACACCGCACACCATTCAAGGTCAATTTGACATAAACAAAGTAGGTACTGGCGAAGGCGCACAGGCTTTTGGACACGGTATGTACTTTGCTGAAAACCCTAATGTTGCTATTCAATATAAAAACATCCTTTCTAAGCCTGAATTTACTAAAACGGGCGAAGGAATCGAGCTGCGTGGTCAGTTGCCAAGAATGCTGGATGAATCGTATGATGAATTGGTGGCTAAAAACGGTATCCAACAGACCAACTATGGTGATGTTACGGACATAGTAGGCCAAAGATTAGACCGCCAAATGAAAGATGCTTTAAAAGCTAATGACATGGATTGGTATAACAAAACTGCCGACATGAAGTTGGATTTGCGTAGATTTATAGAAAATCCCCCTGAGAACACAGGCAATCTATACAAAGTAGACATACCTGATGAATACATCCCTAATATGTTGTTATGGGATGAACCTTTATCTAAACAACCTAAAGCTGTACAACAGGCATTAGAGAAACTAGACCCACAAATGTATAGTCCGAAGGGCGCAGATTATGATGCTAGTGACCTTGGACAGTTAATTTATGAAAGATTGACAAATACTGCAGATAAACCATTACGGGATGTATGGGTCAAAAAAAGGGATGAATTACTAAAGAAAGGGTTAACCAACAACCCAGAACTCATGGCACATTTAGACACAAACCCAAACTCTGCTGCAGAAGCAAGTAAGTTACTAGATAGCCTAGGAATCAAAGGTATCAAGTACAAGGATGAAGGTAGTAGGAAAACAAACCTAAGCACCAATACACATAACTTTGTAGTATTTGACCCTGCACAGGTCAAAATCCTTGAACAGAACAGTAAACCAGTAACCCGTAAAGAGTTAATTGAGAAACAAGTTAAAGCTCTAAAAGAGTGATAAACTAAAAACCTTACAAATCAACTACTTGAGAATGTATGGCTGATAAACAATCAAAATCTATCAAAGGCGGCTACAGAGAAGGTTCTGGAAGGCCCAAGGGTACGCCTAATAAGGCTACTGCTGATGTTAAACAAGCCATTGCAGCCTTTACCTCTGCCAATGTTGATAAACTTGATGAGTGGCTTAATTCCATTGATGACCCTGCTAAACGCTTAGACCTGTATTTCAAGGCTCTTGAATACACCATGCCTAAACTGGCTAGAAGTGAATTAATCGGGGATAAAGAAAACCCAATCATCGTACAGACAGTAAACTTTTGAGTACCATTCGCTTACCAAACAACTGGATTCCAAGGGATTACCAGTTAAACGCATGGCGATATATGCAAAACGGTGGAAAACATTGCGAAATCGTATGGCATCGTAGGTCAGGCAAAGATGAACTAGGACTGCATTGGACTGCGGTGGCTGCATTTCGTAGGGTAGCCCAGTACTGGTATATGCTTCCTGAATACAGCCAGGCTCGAAAAGCCATCTGGGATGCGATTAACCCTCATACCGGCAAGAAACGCATAGATGAAGCTTTCCCTATAGAACTTCGCCAGACCACTCGCAATGACGAAATGAAGATAATCTTCAAGAATGGTTCATCTTTCCAGGCGGTAGGCTCAGATGACCCCTCAAAACTTGTTGGTTCGCCCCCTGCAGGGATTGTTTACTCTGAGTGGGCATTGAGTAACCCTGCGACTAGAGCTTATCTGAGACCCATTCTGATGGAAAACGGGGGGTGGCAGATATTTAACACTACTCCAAGGGGTAGAAACCATGCATATACGACTTTAGAAGCGGCTAAAGTTAACCCTGATTCCTTTGCCCAAGTTCTAGATGCCACGCAAACAGGCATATTTACACCAGAACAGTTAGAAGCAGAACTAAATAA